ACACTTGTTGGATCTATTTTTATTTGTGCTAAAATATTATATTCTGGCATTTATATACGCTCCTTTCTGCGCAAGAAGCGCATACTATTAAATTTATTTTAAGTAAATGCTTCATCTGATGCATCAGAATCTTTACGAACCACATAAATTTCTGTCGTCTGTGTAGATTGATGACCTAAAAGCTTTTGGGCAACTTTTATATCTTTATTTTGCTCAACCACTAAACTAGTAGCCCTGCTTTCTCTAAATAAATGGGGATGTACCCTTCTTCCTACAATTTTTTCAAAGATATTATCACACCATATATTGGCAGTTTCTATTGCTATTTGATTGACTTTATCTCCATGCCTAGATACAAATACATATGGGCAATCATCTTCCCCACGCACTTCTAGCCACTTTTTAATGGCATCCATAGCCATTTGATCGAATTGTAGTTTTCTTACCTTTCCTGTAGTCCCACGCCCTTTGCAACGAATGGGATGGCTCCAGAAGCTCTTTGATTGAACAAGTTTTTTATTACCTTCTTCATCCTTTACTTCAATATTTTTTACAATCGGTTCTGCATCTATTATAGACTTCAATAATTGCCTAGCCTCATTTCTCCTGCATCCAGTAGAAAAAGCAAATCTTAAATATGCTAGTTGCTGCCAATATTTTAGTTTTTCCAATTCTGCGCATAAGTTTTCATATTCATCAATTGTTAATGGCTCTTTCTCATTGACAAAAGATGGTGGAGGACTTGGTATTTTTTTTGATACATAATTTCTGAAAGATGGATATTGATCCAAGTAGTAAAGTTCCACATATCCGTTGAAAGAAGAAACAACACTTCTTTTCAATTTAACAGCCGAAGAGGACAGTCCTCTTTTACTTAGCCAGTTTTGATATTTTAAATAATCGATACTTTTAATTTCATAAAAAGGTTTGTCATTACAATTTTCTTTTATATACCAAAAATATATTCTCAAGCATGATTCATATTGCTTCAAAGTATAAGGTGAAAGTTGCATTGACTGTTCAAGAAATTCTTGAGTCATATCTCTATTTTCTTTGTTAACAGATTCCCATTGTTCATTTGTTACTTCATCAGATTTATCAACCATGATTAATTTTTATAACTCCCTTTTCTTTAACTTTATTAAAATTAACTATTATCAAAAATAATACTTTCTAATTTGATTTACCCCATGAAATTGTGATTTCATGAGGTTATTATTCCAACGTCCACAACTCGTCAAGTTCTTCTTGTGAAATATCATTTAAAACAGCTTTATATCCATAAAGTTCCATGGCGGCATTATTATAAGCTAGAGCCGCTTCAATTTCATATTTAAATTGCCCTAAACAAATTTGTTCCCCATCATACGGTATATTAGAATTCCATTTTTTATTAGAATTAAGAAAACAAACACCCAGATACTTACTAGATGAATTTTTTCTTTTATAAAATCTATTTGGCAATGGGGAAACAGGAACAAATGTATCATAATCAATATCTGGAAAATTTAACTTGTTTTTATTATGCAGTTGTTTCCAACACACACTATCGAAATATTTGGCAGCATCTTCTTCCTCTATAAAATATCCAAGTCTTTTGTGCCTGAAGAAGCATAACCATCGTTGATCTTTAGTGTTCCAAGAAACACCCCTATACTTGCTGCTAGTTTTTCTCGTTGAAATTTTTTCGCCGGCATTGCTATATGCAATTTTATCGCGCCATTCTTTATCTATGTTTCTAGGAACTCCGCTTTTTACTTCTGATATATGCGCACAAAACTCAGCGTTTCTTTTTCGTCCTTTCCCCGCCTTTGATAGTTTTTCACGAGTTTCTTGTGTGACTTCTCTCCCTTCCGTGCCACCTCCTCCAACAAGAATATTATATCCAAACTCTCTATTTCTGGCCTTATATAATTCGATATAATAAATTTCTTTATCGTTTAAATCTTCTTTGTCGCATTCTTCTATTATATAAAAAATAAAATTATCAATTCCGTATAAATTAAACGCAGATTGCAAATGCATATTACTGTGTTTATTTTTTATTAAATTTGTTTTATGACTCCAAAGTCTCTTATTTATATCTCTAGATAAACCTATATATTTTTTATTGGTGATTATGTTCTCTATACAATATATTCCACATACTTTTTCTCTAGCCATAATTAATATATAAACACAATCTCTGTTCGAGGATTTTCTTTGGAATAATTGCCTTTTATGGTCAAAGATTCCACATGAGAAAAATCATCATCTGTCAGTAATCCCGAAACAGTGAATGAATCAAATAAATTTTTTGGCGTATAATTATCTGCGTCATGGCGATGCTTAGTTTCAAAAAAATATTCAATAATAATTTTACATTTATCTAATTTCATATTTGATAATTTATTATATTCTACTAGCCATTTTCCAAAATCTTTCCATGCTTGTTTTTGTGCATTCATTTTAAATCTAGGCATAATCATCCACATATTCAAGCTAGGCGGAATTGGGCTTTCTATATTTCTTTTCTTTCTCTTCGGATATTTATCAAAATATTCATCATAATATTTGTTCAAAACATCATAATCTATTACAATTTTTATTTCTTGCATATTCCTCCAATCCATGATAAAACGATAGGCAGGATTAAATTAATAATCCTGCCTTAAATCTAATTTATCCTATTTATTTGCCAGTATTAAAAGCCGAATAGACAGCAGCCTCAATGGCTGCCTCTAAAGTGATTACATCAATTTTAACTTTATGATCAGTTAAATATTTCTGTGCAATTTTCAATGCTTCTGTTTTCTTGTCAATCAAAGCATCCTTAATCTTCATTTGTTCGGCTGCTTTAATTGCGATATCAACGGCGGTAGTCAAGACCGTTAATTGATCAGCCGTTAATTTAGCCTTAACTTCATTAACCATTTTCACAATCCAAGCACCCAAAAGAACTGCAGCTTGAGCAGCCAGCAAAGGAACTAAATAGTTAAGCAATCCTTGTAAGAAAACCCAACCGTACTCTGCAAATACTTCCATTATTATTCTCCTTTTTTTAATCTCAAAATTACATTCTTTGCCAAACGAATCCGTGACGAGTAAAAGCGCTCTCCAAAGCAGCATCTAATGAACCGTCCGAAAGCGATTTTTCAATTACATCCCAGAAAGGTCTTCGTATTGATGCACTACCCCCAAAATCATATCCATCGCTAGGAGCTTCTTCAATTAATTGAGGCATATTCTGTCGCCTATCTTCAGATAAACTTCCGTGTTGATGTAAAGAGGGCACATACGCTAATAAGCTAGGATCAAATCCTACGTTAACAGATATATAGTTCCCAATGAATTCTGTAGCATCTTTTTTCCATGCCCCTAAAAGACCACCATTTTGTTCCAACCTTTCATAATCGCCTTCTGGATAATTATAGACATTACTAATCAAAGATTGCTCTATTTGGTTTAATATCCATTTCGAAACATCATCAATAACTTTTACTAGATCGTTACCAATAGTCTTTAGGAGCATCGCATCGTTTTTTATCAGCATTGAACTTGCCAAATTCGACCTCCTTTATTTCTACCTTATTATTATTATTTCTTTTATCAGTAATATTATTTTGATAGCCACATTCACCGCATACTTCATACTTTTCGGTATAAAAAACATCACCTTCATCATTAATAATATTTATAATTTTAAGTTTTCCATTGCAATCAGGGCAAGGATGTTTAGAATATTTACAGAATTTTTCTTTTATGCTCATGTTTTACTCAAATAGTACTAAAATTCACTATAAGATCTATTCTTTATAATGCAACTTTTATGGTTCATTAGAACCTTGTTTAATTTGAGGAAAAACGTCACTCAATTTTCCCAATTGCTCTCCAAGAACTTTTGACATATTCTTTATACTTTCATCTGAAAAATCAAGGTTGGCAACATTATTTAAAAGCGTTTCGATTTTATCTAAAATCCTATTTAACTTAGTCTCTGAACTTTCTATTTTCTTAATTTTTTCTATATCAGAAAATAATTCATCAAAATTAGAGATGGCGGATTTTATTTTTTCCCAAATTCCACTAGAAATAAAAGCATCAATATCCAAATGATTAATGTCAATATTAGTTTGCCTATCTAAAACCGAAAATATTAATCCATTTTCATTTTCCACAAATTTAATAGCCGAATCATTTTCTTTTGAATTATTCATTGCCATTAAAATAATTGCTTTAGATTCTTGACCAATAAAAGTGTCTACTTCTATTTTTTGCTCACCAAATAAAATTTCCTTTTTTGCAGATTCTGGGAATTTTAATTTTATTTTTTTCATATTCCTTTTTCCTAATTAAATTTTTATTCATATTTTCTAGCGACTTTACGCGGAGGTTTCATTTTTACTGGTTCAACTCCTGAAGGCGCATAAGTTCTTACCTGATTAACAAGTCTTTCAGCCCAATCTTTCAGAGACTCTATCATAGCGTCTTTTTTTTCTGCTTCAAACCGGAGTTCTTCTATATCTATTTTCAAATTTTCTATTTCTTTTTCATACTTCTTGCAACTAGCAACAAGCTCCTTTTGCATTATTTGTACTTGCGTAGAAGCTTCTTTCGCAATAGACAATGCGTCAACCGTATTATCTAATGCGAGTTGTCCTCCTTCAATAACTGTTTTATCATTTTCTACTTTTAATTTTTGCCTATCGCTTTTAGAAAGAAAAGTCTTCCATAGCATTACAAGAACGCCAACGATAGCTACAATGTCAGTAATGCTAATATTTTCCATGCCTTTTCTCTCCTTTTTCTTTTAAATTTTTTATAAAATCTCTAATTAAATCTGGAAGATAAACAGGTTTTTGATTAGCCAATAATAAGAAAAATACTAAAATAGCCATTGATGGTCTAATAAATCTAGATGTATATGCGTATTCTTTTCCTTCTGGAATAAACATTAAAATAGTATAAGAAATACACCAATAAAATCCAAGCAATACATACATCCATTTAACCCATCCAGTATCTGTTATTCTTCGTTTCTTTTTTGAAGATTTTAATATGTCAATTAAATTTGCTATACCAACAATAAAACCACCAACGACAATCATGCATGTCAACACTACAGAAATTGTAATATTCATACATTGCCTCCTTTTAAAAATGGGTGGATATTATTAAATATCCACCCCAAGACAATGTTGATCATTAAGCAGTCGCTGTAATAGTAGCAGTATCAGTTAAAATTCCAGAGACACTATCTACATAACAAGCAGTGATAATAGCAATCCAACCTGCGCCAACAGATGAGCCGGCAGTTACAAGACCTGTATTTGCGCCAACATTATAGTAAGCAGCTAGAGTAGTCGAACCGCTAGTCACATGGTAAGACGCGGAAGTTGTTACATCAATATTTCCATTCAATCCCCCTCGAAGCCCAAGCGCTTGAAGTTGAATAGTTTTTGGAAGTCCTTTAGAAATTGAGAAAGATGTGTCTTTGCTAAGATATAAATTGTTGACACTAGGAGTAGCACCAGTATAAGGAATACGAGTAATAGTAGCATAGTAATCATTTGTAACGCAATTTGTAGATTTGGTAACTAGTGCAGTTCCTTCAAGAGGTTGATTTGATACACCATCAGCAGTCATTGAAAGAGTATAATTACCCAAAATTTGGAAACTGGGAATGTGTATCTGGACTAAGTTAACAACTCCCTTAGTTACAGAATCTCTTTCTTGAGTAGTCAGAGTTAAATCAACAATTGATGGAGGAGTCACAGCTTCTACGGTTAGCTGGTCTGCCTTCACAGTATATTCATAAACAGCATAACCACTTAGATTTGCCCCACCAGAAACTGTAATATTAGATCCAACCGGAGTTACATTTTGAATAGTAGCAGGGTCGCCAAGGAATACATTCACACCTTTTGTTCCAACCGGAGTATCCGCAAGAGTAGCACTACCCGTTGCAGAAAAGGTAATACATTCAGTTTTCAATGCAGTTACAGAACTATTCAAAACATTAGTACCAGCATTCAATGACAAAATATCCATATTGAAAGTTGCATCTGTAATCTTGACATCAACCTTTTTATCATGAATATAAGTAAACAATAACTGGTTATTAATACCGCCACGAACTTCTGTTGCATTCGCTGACATGGTAAAAGCACTATCTATATTAGCTTTACCATACATAAGTGCAACACCAGTTGTGGGATCCCTAACAATAACATCACCGACACTAACAAGCACACGAGTCATATTTTATTTTTCTCCTTTTTATGTTATAAAATTGTTTCCACCTGTCAATTCGGATTCCAATTTTCCGAATTCCTCTTGACTCATCAATATACTATCATACCTATTTTTCTTTTTTTTATGGTAAAGATATGATTGCAATTTACCATTTTTGAATTTTATTTGCCCAGATGCCAATAGTGGCTCGTATATTTCATACTGTTTTAAAGTAATGACCCTATCAAAAATATCTATCAATTGGTATAGTGTCCATTCACCTATACTGTTTGGAGAAATTTTAAATAATGAAGAAAGAGTAAATATTTGGTCATTAAAAGTCAAAGGATATTCCCTTTGATTCCATCGCAAACTTTCTTCAAGAGAAGGATCATACTGGTTAATATAATCTATACAGCTTCCATTCTGCTCCAAAATAATTTCTCTTAAATTTTCAAAATCTTCTTCTGAAAATTTAATTCCATCAATATTTAAAAATAATATTGCATCATCAAGACTTTTTAATTCTCCTTCTTTATGTTTATATACTTCTAGTTTAACATTATCTTTTCTTGTAACATGCTTAAAAAATTTCTCTATATTGTCTATCTCCACATACATCTCTTGCAACATAAATTTTAAATAACTCATTAAATATAATCTTTTAGTGGATGATGCTGCAAGTTTTGGGTAAGTAAATATAAGGTTGAATAATCTTATATGTTCTAAGTCTTTTACTAATAATGGATATATTTCTACGCCCTTATACTTTTGAGGATACCCAAATATATCATTAATATTATTATATATTTTTTCTGCTTCTTTATTCATCTCAACATATCCTCTAAAAATTCTGATTACACATTATCAAGTCCCATCCCTTATACGTTGCATTGCCAACATTAATACTCATAAGCCTACAATATTGAGATGCTTTATAATCAAAAAATATTCTCCCCAATCCTTCAATATCTGCGCCATTCAATACTTCTATGAGTCTATTCACAATATACAAACTTCTAGGTTCTCTGTTGCTAAGCATGTTCAAAGTAGCATGAGAATAAACTTCAAATCGAATAGATTGAGTTCCTGTGACATGATTTTTAGGTATAACTGTTACTGGGCTTATTCTTAATACGGTTGTTGCTATTGTCCAAGATTCGTCCATTCCTGGATCTAGAAATAGACGATAGTCAGTTAAAGCCCCAGTTCCAGTATAAATAAGAGCGCCTTTTTCTGCCTTAGTTAAATTGGCATATTTGGTTGCATTCCAAGCATCAGGAGTATCATGCTTAAGCAATCTCCATATTTCTTCATCGTTGTCCATCAAATATTTTACAATATTATATGGAACTTCTTTTAACCCCGAATACTTATTGTAAACTGCTTGTATTCCATCTAAAAGTTGACTAGTCATAATTTTTGTATCTATCTCCTTTAGAATGATCCATTTAGTTGAATAGAAACTTGCTTTATATAGGAACCACTAATAGCATTGACTAATAATGGGTGCTCTAAGAACATTGCATTATTTGTAATCCTAAAACTATTATCTGTTATATTAGACATTGTATAATTTGCAACAGGCACATTAGAATTAGCAACAGTAAATATAAAGGAATCTGCTTGTTGTATACTGTTAACATATAAATATGCCGAAAAATCAGTATAATCTTCTTCTAAGATTGAAGTATTGTCAGATGGAGTTATACGAACTTCGATTGTACTCGTACTAGATGCAGTCACAGTTACTAGGGCACTCGCAGAAATAGATGAATTCCCTCCCATGTAAGCTGTCGCTATTGTTGAGCCAGATGCGTTCAATGTCAATAAACCAGAAGCAGAAATGCTTGCTATAGATGATGCTCCTGTCAAATAAGTAAGAGATCCAGACGCTGGTACGCTATTACACAATAATGTGGCATTAATAGGATATGTTTCTGATATATTGCCAGATATAGACGAGGAAGAAAGAGATATACTGTATTGATTTTTATAATAATTACATATACCAAGTTCTAGATTATCCAATTCTGAATTATATTCATATCCACCAACTGTTAATACCAGTAATCTACTGGATGTTTCATCATCTGTTATCTGCCCTTGACTATTCATGATGCCATTGCCATAAACACGCCAGCAGACTCTTTGATTTGGACGACCAAATAAAAACCTCATATTTGGTCTTATTTTTTCTGTTTTATCGTTCAATTGGGCATATACCGAGATATATCCTTGTGGTAAAACAATATTATCTTGTCGAACTAGATCTCTCACTCCGGTCAAATCGTAATCTACAATGCATGGAACATCATAGTAAACACCATCGTCCCCAATCCAGCGGAGATGCTCATTAGCACGCCTGACTGTGCAATTAGTGACTACACTTTTTAGAACATCGCTAAAAACAGATATCCATGTGTTTGAAGAAAACTTATACAACCATCCAATACCATCTGTAAAATTATCGTAAGGATGAAAGATTATCTGCTTCCAATCATCACCCCTGAGCTTTCCTGTCAAAGTATTTACTGCTGAAGTCACACGAGCGCGAATATTAATATAAGATCCACTTCCGAAAGTTGATTCTCTCTGAATGTCGAACACATCTGTACTCAATTCAAAAATAGCACTAGCAGAAGCTTTAAAATCATTCAGCAATATTTGTGAACCTGTTGATAAACCAGGGGAAAGAGAATAATATTTCAATTTATCCTCCTATCCTAGATCAAACAATTGGTTTTGCCAGTTTTCCCAATTTAAATTTCGATAGGCGTAATCGCTTAACAATTTGTCTATTTCTTCTGTTTTCAAAATACAATAATTTTGAAGAGACGGGAGATTAGGAGCGCTCATCCTAAAATCTCGGTCAACAACATATCGCCCTAAAGCAATTTGATTAGCTACTTGTCTTTGAACCCATGATAGTGTCATACACTTAGATAATATATTTTTTGCTTCTCTACTTAAATCCGATGCAAAATACCCAACGGAAGAAGCAGAACCTTCAACATATGTAAGATCTTCCTCAGAAAATGGGCTAAATATATCAATTGCATCAAGCAAAAATGGCTCAGTATAATTCGTAAGGACGATTGATCCACTATTTGCATAAATATTATTTAAAATATAATCATTTTGTATTCTCATCATAAAAAGATCAGTAATAGTATCAGCCGAAGTAGTCATAGTCCTCCTTTCTTATTGTCTAATTTTTATTAAAAAAATTATCTTTTAATTAAAAGATAATTTTTTTAATAAAGAGAATATTCTTTTATATTCTCTTTATACACTTTTACTTTTTTTGTTGTTGCTGTTCTTTATCAAAAGAGCTTAAAAGTTCTTTGTTATTTTTCACTCTATCAACAATGGATATATAATTTGGATCATCCTTAGAGTTATAAATCCTATCAATATTAGCAATAAGATTAAAATCAGCATCAATACCATCTGTCATTTTTCTAACTAGCATATCGACTATAAGTTTCTTTTGGCGCTGATCTGCTTGCTGAAAATATTCCAAAGCATGATCTCCATTATTTAAAACTTCTTCTATCTTGTCTTTAGGAAGAATTTTTTCATAAACATATGTTAACCCTTCTTCAAGAACGACCCTTTCATCTAGAATATAATATTTTCCACCTTCTAAAAAATTACGATGGTTTTGATTAATTTGGATTAAATCTCCATATGGAATTTTTTTTACTTCTCCAAACACTTCAAATGTGTATCGATGACCCCGCCCACCTTTTTCTGTAGAAAGATTTAAAATTTCAGGGCACAATGACATAACGCGGATTTGCTTATTAGAAGGAATATCTATTTCTAGTGCTGAACTAACAGCACTATTAGATAGGCTTTGAGATGACTCAATTATTCTTGTTAATTCACTAATCTTTTTTTCTAGATTAGCAATCTTTTTTGCTTCTGCTGTTACTGGGCTTTTGTCTAAAGACTTAGCTCTTGCCATTTTATTGTTTCTCCTTTTAATATTAAAATATTATTTTTTTACTACTTACTAGTAGTAGAAGATTAAATCTTCTACTACTAGTAATCTTATTACAAAAATATTACAGTGCGATTGTTGCAGCTACACTTGAAGTTACCACACCAGTAACCCAGTGCTTAGTAAATGTTGCATTTTGAAGCAACGCAGGGGAAGCATAAGGATCATCAACACGAGCCATTGTCGATCCACCCAACACCGCTTTTACAAGTTTATCAGTTCCTGGAGCAATGAGCCACAAATAACTGTCACTAATAAGCGTTGCAAACGGATTAGTCCAATCTGCAACTTGAGGGATCTCAACCGTGTCAATTCCGTTAATGGTTCTAACATAACCCACTTTTACATAGTCAGATGCATAATCAGCGCGAGTATTAGTATCATCGGGCAGAACTTTTGCCAATGCGCGTTTAGTTCCAAGCATCACAACTTTTGCCCCACCACTAAAAGCAGATACACGTTGACTAAGCAAGGTAGCAGTATCAGCACTCCAGCCACTTGCAAGTAGCCCTGTAGTAGCATCACTAGATAAAGCAGCCATACTAGTAGCAAAAGCATTATAAATATCAATAGTAAACTGCGATTCAATACTTCGCAATGCTTTGGTTGTAAATTCTGCAAGAGATTCTTGGCCTGATAAAACGCGGAAAAGACTTACACCAACTGTAATCATATGAGGCTCAGGATACAGAGTAACCTGCTTTATGAAACCTTTCTGAATTTCAGCTTCCCTCATGCCACGTCCCGCTTTAGTCACTCGGAATAAATCACGAGACTTAATGTCGAAAACAGGTGATTCTCCATACCCCGCAACTCTAATATCGACAATAGGTGACATGCCCTCGACCATTGTAGAAGGAAGAACGGCATCAATCATTTGTGATATAATATTACCAGCAGCCCAGCAGACTAGAGGGTGACTTACAAACCGTTCTATAGGCTGTGCAGTAAAATCAACTCCAGCAGCCATACCAATTTCCCGAAGAATCATAGCATTAAGTGCTGATTCTTTTTCAGCAAAAGATACAGTTTTTACATAGTCTTTGTTCTTTCCTTGATATTCTGCCTGATAGTGGTTCCAGTAATCAACAAAATTTTCATATAAACCAGTATTTCCAGCAGCAAACTGGATAACATTCGACGGCAATTTAATAGTCATATTTTATTATTCTCCTTTTCATATCTTCTTGATATTGTTAGTCAAGTTAAAACATGACTACTTTATTATACGGTGACAACAGCCATTCGATAGGCTGTGATACGTCCAGTACCAATTGCTGAACCACTGGCAGAAGGAATATAAGTAGTATTCAAATACTTCAAGCAAAAGCCGGAAGATGCAGCAGTAGCATTAGATTCAAGAGTATATTTGCCAGAAGCAGTAATAGCATAAGCACTTGGAGCCGTGTCAAAAGCTTCGGCAGTTAAAGTGATAATATCCCCAACCTGGGGTTTAAAAGCAGTAAACACGTGAGATGCGGAATTATAGAAATCCTGAATATTACCAATACCGCGATATACATTATCACCAGCAGTACCAAATGGGACTTCAGGCTCTCCAGCCATCCAAACGCCAGTAGCAGAGGCAGATGTAGGCGCAGTAGCATTCCACACTTCACCCTCTCCGGTAGTCCCCGAAACAGTATTAAGCACAAAAACGTTACCATTATCGACATTAGAAGCACAAATTACATTGCGCAAAAATGCACCATCATACATAGCACCAATTTTGCTAGGAATCATAACAGCATGATTTGCCATATTTTATTATTCTCCTTTTCGTAAATAAAAAATTTTATAATAAGAAAAAGCAATTATGCTTTTCCAATCCACCCGTTAGTATAATCTTTTTCTGATTTTTGATTAACCCAAGAATTTGCAAAGCGGGTAATTCCATCATCAATTTTCTTTGATTTTCCAGTATAAGAAAATGCGACAGCTTTAATCTTGTTTTGTAGTTCGCTTATTGTATCAAGACTATAGTTAATACTTTCTTCGCGGAATTTGTCAACTTCTTCTTTTGGCAATACTTCAGAAACTTCGGCAAAAGTAGATTCGAGTTCACAAGCAAATTGCTTACTTTCAGTATCTTTCTTAAATTTTTTCAAAGTTTCAATTTCTGCCATGTAAACATCTTTATCTTCTTGCGCTTTCTTTAAATCCTCAGCCATTTTACACATCTTATTATACGCCATTTTATGGATCATTTCATGATTCAATGTGCCATCTGACGCTTTATATTTAGCAGTCATTTCTTCAGAAACATCGGTGGCGTTTTCAAGAAATCCTAGATATGCAGAGACATCAAGATTACCATCAAGAGACATATTTTCTTGATTAATCTTATTTCCGTCTTTTTCTGAAACACCTTTTTCGTCTTCAGGATTATTATCATCTTCTTCGTCAGAAAATTCTGGAATATATTTTTCCTCACTGATAGGTAAAGGAGATCCTTCAATGACCTCTTCTTTACTTTCTACATCAACTTTAGCTTTCAAATTTTCTATTGAATATTTCATCCGATAACTTTTGCCATCTTCAGAGTCTCTAACATAAGAATATTCATTGTCAAACGAATAAACCCAGTACTTTTCCCAATTATTTTCGCCATACTTAAACTCAGAGAGAGCGCTATTAAGTATTTGTACAATTTGGGAAGATGTCAAAGAAAATTTTATTTCAGCATTTTTAATCAATTCTGTTTTTTCAACCTTCACACTATTGTCCTCCTTTTTCTTGGAATTTAATTCTATATTTCCTTCTTCATCTGCCATTTTAACCCATTTGCCATCTTTTATTTTATGTGATTTTTTAAATTGGCTCTTTGCAATAGCATAGCCATTTTTTTCTTTATTTACACCGATCTCATCAGCTACTTTGGCGATTTGATTAATTTGATCTAATGTTAAAGAAACTCCATCTAATTTTTTCATATTTTCTGGAGCATCTTCAATTTTAGAATAAGGAAAAGTAATTACATTATTATCTTCAGAAAAATAAGATAATTGTTTACTATCAATATCATCTATTTTAGACATAATATCTTTACTCCATCCACATCCTGCTTTACCACCATAAAACCCAATAGTAATCTCATCATATTGGACTTTACGATCAAAAAACTGAGCCATAGATTTTATTTTTTCAGGAGTTGCCTTTTCATTTTTAGTTAAAAACCTAGCCATAGCAAGGTGAACACTATTACCATTTATTCCTTTTTTCTTATGCTCATCTAATGATTTTTGAGCATTTAATTTTACTTTACGAGGAATAGTAAAATCTATATCTGCGTATTTATTAGAAAATTCCTTGCTATAAGCTTCTTGATAAGAAGCTTCTTCTTGAATAGCAAAAGCAATTAAATCAGCTTTTGCACCTTGTATTGCGGGGCGAACTATTTGACCCAAAACAGTTATACAACGATAGCAAAAAGCAAGGATCTCAGGCATACCAAAGTCTGATTCATTTTTTTTATCAAGAACTTCTATTTCTACTGAAACAGATTTGCTCTTATCTCTTTGGAATATTTCCATTAACTTTCCTGAATATTTAGTCCACAATTTTCCAATGATTGACATCATTACGCGCCCATCATCTAATGTTCTAAAATCAATCGTTGTATCTTTAGGAACAAATCCAACTGCATATTCTTCTTTTTCATGGCTCATTGCATCGTCTGTTATAGGACTATACTTCCAAACAATAGGTTTTTCTAATATTGTTTCAGCAGCATTTCTTAATGCCTGTTCACTTACATAAAGCGAGTGAGAATTATCGCCACTGGCAAAAGCATCAATCTTTAATGTTGCAAATTGAGAGTCATTAGATTCATTCAATAGTTCAATGCCAGTAACGGAAAAACTTAATTTTTCATTCAAACGTTTTTCCTCCTTTCTGCAAAGATCTAATATCCAACAAAAAAGCATATTTTATGAAGCAAATTCCATAAATATCTTAACGTAAAAAGGTGCTTTCTTAAAATATTCTTTAAACAAAGACGAATTGGCAAAATATACAGTGTCCCCATCTTGTGATAGAACGGGGACATTGTTATCAATAAAGTATTTTGCAATCCATCTTTTCATAGATATTTTATCTTCTATTTCTTCGGGATTAACAATATACATTTTTACTCCCATGTCGCATCGAATAAAACAATATCTTTACATGCTTTTATTCTTGTAGCAAAAGATATCGATATATCTTCTTCTTCCACTTGCTCATTCAACATTTTTTCCAAAAAACCTAAATCAATATAAGATTTTTCTTCCAATGCAAGATTATATAAAGATTCTATGCTCTCGGTTGTCTCCTGCTCTGTCTTAACATAAAAATCAGCGATACTATTAATATCCTCAAAATTGATTATAGGACTATTAACTTCTTCTATTTTTACTTTTCCACCAATTCTGTCATTAATATAGTCCATGAATAGATTTGCATGATCATTTTCTCCAGCAGATTGCTCTTTAAAAAACTTTGCAAGATTTTTTAATTGCATATTTTCAAATAAAGATTGAATTTGCATGTACTTATTTTGATTTCCAAGTTCAATCATAATTTGCTGGTTCAAAGCATCATTTAAATTTTCAGATAATTTCACTTATTATCCTCCTTCCTATGAAAGTAATTTAATATTAAAATTAAAATACTACATAGTTAATTTGGTCATTTGCAGCGCATTTATATCCGTTCACAGGAGTAATATTGATATTGCTTCCGGTTGTAGACACGTAAATACCAGATGCAGAAACAGGACTGCCAGAAACAAAGATCTGAACCATTTTGCCACGAATAGTAGAAAGATTGGTCTGCACAACAATGGCAGATGCAGCAGCCTGGGAAGCAGTTACCGCAAAACTTCCAGATACAGGGGCGTTTTGGACAACATCCCCAAGATTGGCATAGGCACGGCTATTGCGATTCAAATTATTTTTCTGAGTATTGCTAGGTTTTGAAAAAGACATATGATTCCTCCATTTTTTTCTTTTTATGATTTACACGCGGAGCCGGAGCTTAAAATAGCTACTCTGTTACGTGTATTTAATTATTTCTCAATATTTGACCCTCTATCTCGCGTTTCAGCCCCAGAATCAGAAAGATCTTGATCTGATTTTGCAGGCCTTCCAGAACTAGATAAATTTCCAGACATTTGAGTACCAGGGATAATTGGGGTAAGTTCGTCAACCCATCCCATTGCTCTAGCCTCTTCTAATTGGGCTTGCATGATAAATGGGTTTTCATCCATGGCAGCAGCAAGTTTAACTGGATTAACAACGCCTAAAGCCATAAGGTCAGTTTGTTTTTTCAATCTTCTTTCCTTGTCAACATAAAAATTAGATCCTTCAAACTGAATTCCAAACTTATAGTTTTTAGTAAGTTTATTGATTTGATATTCCATAAAATTATTAAACCAAGGATAAATACTAGTTGATAGCATAATATCTATATCTGCGGAAAAATAAGTTTCAACTTGGTTCTGCTTTCCTTCATTTGGAAATAAAATATTTGAGTTTCCTGCCATTCCGGTAGTTGTACGGTTATAAGAAGAATATATTTCATTATCACTTTTAAATTCCATTGATTTCATGTCAGAAAGAGGGGCAGAAGCAACTTTAACTGCATCATTATTTACTGCCATTTTAATTAATTGCAAGAATTCACCAAGAAGTTTAGGGCTGATCGATATTGCATCTTTCAAAGTTGCTTTCTGGTCTAACAAAGGCACACTACCAAATACTAGTTTTGCAGCAGCAGCCATATAAGAACTTTTTTGTAAGGATCTAATTAATGGTTGCATTGCTAAATCTGGAAATAACGGCGTAAAATACGGTATCCTTACATTTTGATCTCCTTGTAACTTCCACGCCCAAAATCCGTCAACCGGACTACAATCAGCCCACAAAGCAAAAGTACTTTCTGACCTTATATCAATAGGCAAAGATGGTTTATAATCAACTGCCCTATCTTTTACAAATAAGCGATTATATGTTTTCGAAAATATATCAGGAAACATTCCAAGATCTATACCAGAGTTCATGAAAAAAGTATAGTCAAAACTAAATAGCCATCCATAATCCCATTTTCCAGTAATCAGGCATTTGTCTGGAGGCAACTGTTGCATAACATATTTTGATCCCTCATCTCTTAAAATCCCATAGTAAGTTTCAGACCTAAAAAGTTCTTTTAAAATTGTTGCAAATTCTTTTTTATAATCAAATTTAAAAGTAAAATCTTTGAATATATCTAAATCTTTTTTATAAGCCTTAGATTTATATTCTCTTTTATCTGATATATTTTGACAATAATAGCTCAATCCCCAAGAAGGAAGATTTGAAAGATATTCAAGCATTTTTTTATAAGACATATTAGTAAGTTCAAAACTTTCGGAAATAGCTAATAAGTCTTTTTCTGAACTTTTTGGATTTCCTAACGCTTTTGCTACTCTGTCTTCTGTAATCCCATTGTTTGCTTGATTTAATAATGTTATATCAAGCATCCTTGCATTTACGGTATTGGGAGTCCACGCCGAAGGATAAATATACCCTTGTGCTTGGGCAAATTGCAGCATATCCCAAACTAACGATTCAGATAGTTCTGGATCATCTATTTTTTTAATATCTTCACTCAAATTATTATCCTCCTTTCTTTAGAGGTTAAGTTGTTTGAAAAGCACCAACAAGAGCTTCTAGTTCTGACATCGTATTATCATTTTCTTTCAATAGAGATTTATCAAATTCTGTTTCAACTACATAATTTAAATATGATATTGCCGAGTACCTGTCTTTGTAACACCCCGGCTTTTCAACCAATTTTACACTTCCTCCAACTAATTTCAAGTCTAAATTAATCGCCTCTGAAATTAATAATGTTGTTCCTAAATATGGGTTTAATAATCTCGCGTACATATCACTATCATCAACATTTTTCGTAAATTCTGGAACATTCTTTATAAGATAATCTTCAGCATCTCCTTCTGCAATTAAAAACTTCCACAACTTTTTTTTCAAACATCTATTAAAAGATGTTGCTATTTGACTGTTCATTTCTTGACTAGCAACAATAGGAAATATTATTTGCAAAGGATTAGCGCCACGAGTATGATTCTCTAAAAAATCTCTTCTTTTGTCATCGGGAATAATAGAAAAAACTTCGTTCACAACTGTCATGGGAGGATAATTTACTCCACGTTCTTCATCGTAGGTATTCTCGCTCAAAGAATCAAAAACCCCAATGCCCCCAGAACTTGCGTCAATTACTATATAGTCGCAAGAAAGATCATAAAAAATTTCTTTAATTCTTTTTGCTTGTATGCCGACATGTTGTCCTTTATGGCTTTCAAGATAAATTAATTGTCTTTCATATCCGTAGCCAGGATTTGGTATCATTCTTGCACAAGCAATGATTGAGTTATCGTTTACTTTATTTGCACGAGTAGCAATATCCACTGTCAAAAATCTAATTTCCCCATCTTCTTTAGGAATGTCATGTTTATTCTTCTTTGGACTATAATCATCAATCTCTTGTGGATAAGCGGCTTTTTTTAAACACCGATTAAATAATTTTAACGGAAAATAACTTTTGCCACTAGAGCCAGATGGAATATTATAATATTCTAATTGGACAGTTAGTTCATCGCTATCTTCCATTTCTTCTTTAATCATTTTTTCTGTCTTTGTGCCATGCTTTGTTACAATTTTATGATCAAAAGCCAGAAAGTTTGATGTTTCATCACCAGAAATCATTTTCTTGATACAAGTTTTTACATATGTATACCAATACTCAGCAGTATACCAAGCAGAAGTAATGTATGATATAGTTCCTTCCTCTTTATATATAGGATTATCTTTATATTCTTTTTTGTGCATATAAGGAGGCAAGCGGACTTCTAGAAACGGCTTAATAATTGATTCCAATATTTCTTTTGGAACTAAGCGACTTTCTTCAACAATCACATAATTGGCACGATTTCCACGGGCAGATTCAGAACTTGGAACTGCTTTTATTGTGCTTCCACAATGGAACACTACTTCTGCATTGTTAGGATTAATTGTAAGATGCTCAATTTCTCTGTATATATTAGCATGTTTATGCCTCAATTCTTCAATTTTTCCAATAATTAAAGATCCTTGTTTCAAGGTTTTCGAAACTGTGACAACTTTAATCCCCGGATATAACACGCATAAAGTTAAAGCCCAAATTGCAATAATAAAAGTTTTACTAGCGGCACGAGCAGCAACGATATAAGCTAATGTGCTTTTTTGTAAAACCCATATCATTAGTTTTTGAAAAGGATGTAAAGTAATGCCAAAATAATCTCTAATCAAATAATTCGGATTTGCTCTAAAAAAATGAATCCATCGCTTAAGACGTTCTTTTCTTTCTCCCTTTATTTCAGAAGCTTTTATCATTGATTTAGGCTGTGTAAAAGCATCTTGCGAAGAAATATCTTTTCTTTCTTGATTTTTATAAGGACGCAGAGAGGTAGCCATAATTATTCGCTTTCAGAGTCTACTAACTCGTCTACATCATTTTCTGATTCAACATTAAAATCCCTACTTTGCGTTACAAAATTTTTCAACGGACGAGTCACATATTTTTTAAAATAAAAATCAATGTCATCAAAATCCTTAAAGAGTTTTTTATCTTCATAATACGATGCCGGCTCATTTTCTTCAATTACTTTCACAAAAGATGAAAAAGTTTCTTTTGCTTTGCCACTATTTGCCAAAGATGCCTTGCCTGGATCTACACTTGCTGTTTTCATAAGATCTTGCAATCTTTTAATAGCGGAAGCATCTCCTGATTTTCCACCCATT